TTTTTCGATATTGTTCAATTTTCAAGGTCCTGTGCGCCTCAGCCTTAGCGGCTGATAACTTGTACATTTTAGCACGTTTGTGTTGAAATGTCAAGCGCTTTTTGAAGATTTTTTGAAATTCTTAGAAGAACCAATCGACCTTCGTCACTTTTCATCCGTTTTTTCTGAAGCGTTTGTGTCAGACATCCGCCTGACAGTAATGTATTTTAGCACAGACTCAGACAAAAAGCAAGCCTTTTTTTTACATTTTTCAAGAAATGAAAAGTAAAGCATTAAATGCAACAAATTTTCGGCTCTGTTTTTGTGGATTTTAGCATAAAGCAAACAGGCCGCCAAGTCTGCCCCGCTTGCAGCCTTTCCGTATTGTTCAACTTTACCAAAGGATTTCTGGTTTCTCTGGTTCTTATGCTGTCAGTCCAAGTTCCCGCAGGCACTCTCTAAAGACGGTGCCCGCGCTCTTATACCCCAGAATCTTTCTGGGGTAGCTGTTGATCCAGTTCTCTGTGGCTGCGATTTCTGCTGCTGTTACCTTAGAGAAGTCTGTGCCTTTCGGGTGCCGGCGGCGGATCATGCCATTTACATTCTCATTGCTGCCCCGCTCCCAGGAAGAATACGGGTGGCAGTAATACACCTTTGTACGCTTTCCGTCGGTGATGCAGGACTGTTCCAACTGATCGGCCAATGCAAACTCTGTGCCGTTGTCCACGGTGATGCTTTTATAGATGGCGCTGAATCGCTCTGCTCCCAGTTTCTTTTCCAACGCATTGATGGCCTGCACGGTCGTTTCGGCGCGGCGGTTCGGCACCAATATAATATTTTCGTTCCGGGTCTTTCGCTCTGTCAGCACCAGCAGCGCAACCGTGCTTTTTCTCTTTCCCGAATATACCGTGTCCATTTCCCAGTGCCCGAACTCTTCACGGGTCTTTACTTCTTCCGGGCGCTTTTCGATGCTCTCACCGGCCGGCGCACGGGTCGGGCCTTTCGTTTTGACTTTTTTGTAATCGCCTTTGTGCACTCCATGCCGTGGTAGCGCCTTTTGTGTCAGGTTTAGGAACACGCCCTTTTTAATGTAGCTGTATATCGTAGGCACCGATATATGTGTTTTGAACATCCGCCCCTCTTCCCGTGCGTAACCATACACCGCGGCCGGTGAGCAGTCCTTATCTATAATGGTCCGCTCAATGTACTCTGCAAGTTCATGGTCCTTGCCGATTTTCAGGTTTGGTCCTTTCTCCCGCAGATGTGCTTGATACCGCTGTTCTGCAATGTCCGGGCTGTATGTCGGGATCAGTTCCCACGTTGTTCCGTTCAGCCGGTCATAACTGCCCCGCTTCAATTCACGGTACACCGTAGATGGGTCCACCCGCAGCTTTTCTGAAATCTCCCTGACTTTCAATCCATCTTTCAGCCACTTTTCAATTCGGATTCTGTCTGTGATCGTAAGATGTTTGAACACTCGCACGCCGTTTTCCTCCTTTCGTTTTTGGCGTTTCTTTTCGTTTTAAGCGTAAATTATACGGTGCACCGTTGTCAATGTGCAAACTTTCCACACTTTGCACTTTTCATTTGTGCAAAACTCCCAGACAAACAAAAAACTCCCCGCCAGTGGCCCGGTCAGAGCCACCAGCGGGGAGTTGTCATCGCAGCTTATTCAGTTGTGCCACAGACTTAGTGTACCTGCTTTTTCAGATTTTCCAGAACCGCATCTGCCTGAATTGCTTCCTTGCTGAAACTGTTGTTGTTCCACCATGCAACCAGAGCGGTAACGGTCGTAATACCGGCAGTCACCAGCTGTTCAACCGTGCTGCTTTCAATAGGCAGGATAGGCTTGCCCAGAGCGCTCAAAAGCTGATTGGTCAGTGCCAGCAGCAGGCAGGCGGTACGGGCGATGGTAGCGGTAGTGATCTTGTAGTTACTCATAACTTAGTCCTCCTTGTTTTCCTGTTCGGATTTCTGCTTCAAAATTTCAATAGCTCCGGTCAGAGCCTTCGGAATCGGTACACCCATCAATCCGGCATTTTCGATGATGGACAGTGTTTCGTTGGCAATGAACGCGATTACGGTCGCATCCCGGATAAAATTAGACCCCATCACCGTGTCGAGGTGGCAGGCCACCAGCACGATCAGCAGGGTTACACCTTTGCGGCACAACCCTTTCCACCCGGCGCGGGATTCCAATGCGCCGTCTTTGCTCTTCGGGCTGGCGTGGAAAACCCCAGCAACCACAAGCCCCGTGATGTAATCGACTGCCATGAACAGGATCAGCGTCGAAAGTGCCGCATCCCATCCGCCGAATTGACTTGCGATCAGACTGCCGATTACTCCAACCATGGTGCAAACCCCGCTCCTTACTGCATCACCCATCTGCTTTTTACCTCCCGCACGTCAACGTGTACAAAGTTGTCGGTATAGTACCGCCCAATGCCGCCCTTTCCGGGCAGCAGAGTTTCGACGTAGGCCGCCAGTGTATCCACCGACACCCCGGCGATCCAGATGTCCGCAGCCTTTCCATAGAGGTGCTGGCTGTACTTGGACGATTTCTTCTGCTTGGCGTTGTGGCTTGCGGTGCGGAAAGCACTGTTGATGTTCACCGCCTTGCCGAAGTGATCCCGGATTTTCTGCAGCAGGGTCACAAGCTCATTGTCAATAAAGATCGGGTCGCTCCCGTCCTTGCACTTGAACTCCCAGACGTGGAAGTTCTTGCTCAGCGCCTTGTTCCCGTCCTTCGCATAGGAATATGCTTTGATTGCCATTGTTCTGCTCACTTCTTTCTTTTTTGATGATGTAGAATTTCCCGTAGGTTTGATTCAGCTTGTGTTTCAGGGCCATGCACTCGCAATGGCTCAAAACGCCGCGGTAGCTGCCAATGGTCCGCTCCACTTCCTCGGCTGTGATCTCGCCCGCCTCATACTGGGCCAGCACGCTGGACAGCCGCAGCTTGATGCCGCGTATCGTGGCGTGCCGTAGGCGGCGGTGTGTCGGCCACACCCTCATGCCCACAAATTCAACGCCCGCCCTCAATGGCTGGATGCTGGTCTTATGGTTCAGAGCAAGATTCAATTCCCGGCGCAGGAATACGGCAATTTCATCCCGGATCTTGGCAAGTTCCTGCTTGCTGTGCCCGATGATGATAATGTCATCCATGTACCGGATGTACCAATGGATGTGCAGGGTATGCTTCACATACTGGTCCAATACATCGAGGTAGATGTTTGCGAACATCTGGCTTGTCAGATTCCCGATGGGAACACCGGTGTCCTCCAACCGGCACTCTGGCGGTACTTCGTCCGCGCTCATGCCCTCCGGCAGCCCAAACTTCGTCTGGTCGCTGTGCAGGATGGTCCGAAACAGCCACATCATGCGTGGGTCTGTGATCTTCCGCCCAATGACTTTCAGAAGAATCTCATGGTCTATCCGGTAGAAATACTTGGAAACGTCCAGTTTCAGGGTATAGGCCGGGCCGCCACGGTCCGCCTGCCGCATCCAGTATTGGAGTTTATCCAGTGCCGCGTGTGCGCCTTTGCCCTTACGGCAGGCATAGCTATCTGAAATAAAGCATTTATCAAAGATGGGAAATACAACTTGGTAGATACCCCACTGCACAACGCGGTCGGGGTAGTGTAGCGCCATCGCCATGCGCAGCACCGGCCGCCGGATCCAGAATATCCGGTACGCCCCTACCTTATAGGTCTGCTTAACCAGACGGTGTTGCAGGATAATGCAGTATTCTGCTTTGCGCTGTTCAAATACCAGCACTTCATCCCGGTGCTTCTTTCCCTTGCTGGCGTGTTGATGTGCCAGCATCAGATTGTCGAAAGCCACCACCCGGTCAAAGATGGTTTTGTAGGTTTTCATTCACAGCCTTCCGCACCCGTGACATATTCGGCCACTCCCCACCATGCGCCGGGCGGTGGGATATTCCGGCCATTCTCCCCGGCATACTATCTGCCTTGGTGCGAATACAAATTATTCGTACAGCGCTCCCCCGGCGCTGCCGATGGATCCTGACCCCTTTTGCCTGCGTAATCCAGCCCATCTTTTCAGGCAAGCTATGATTCATCTGGCAGGGAAAAGCGGAACGCCGCCCAATGTTGCCGTTGGCGTTGGACCGCACATTGTTGAGGTTCAGCTTGAACACGCCCGCGTTGGAAGTGTTGTTCCAGCTGCCGCCCCGGATCGGGATGCGTAAATGATGGTCAGGCCCCAGATATGTGAAAAAGGCAAACAGCCTATTTAGACTGCTTGCCATCCACATACTTTAAGTAATTGCCGATCATGCCACCGATGGCCCCGGTGTATCTGCTCCATGTTGCGTACTGGTGCATCGTGATACACACCACAGGCTGCGGCGGGGTTTCCGGTGCTTTCCCGTCCCCGCGCTTCTTGCGCTTTTTCTTCGGCTCGGTGCCCTGCGGGTACAGTCTGGGATTCGCCGCCTCGTCAAGATAGTCCCGTAAGTCCAGCAACAGGGTGTCGAACTCGCGCAAGGTGTCGCGCTTGTAGTATTTCTTCTGGATCACGTTGCAAAGGTGCAGCATATCATACATGGTTTCCCGGATGCGTTTTGCAAGGCCATATTTTTCAATTCGCGGAAACTGCACCAGGATGGGGCTTCCGTAATTTATCATGTCCTTTACCGCCTGCTTCAAGCGGTAGCCGCCGTTCTGCGTGTTCATCTGCTGCAGCTTTTCACTTTCAATACTGTTCATGTCACATCATACCCAGGTTCTAAAAATATAGGGGTGGCTATCGCCACCCCATCGGTTTACTGTCGTTCGGTTTGCGGTTTGCCCCTCTTATCAGAGGGAACCCACGAAAGCGGAACGCCGCCCAATGTCGCCGCCGGCGTTGGACCGCACATTGCCGAGGTACAGCTCGAACACGCCCGCGTTGGAAGTGTTGTACCAGCTGCCGCCCCGGACCGGGATGCGCTCGCCCTTGTTAATAGCCCACAGGTCATCGCTGCCATAGTCGCCGTTCGGCTCCTGCGGGTATACACCGATGCCGTAAAGGATCTGCGGCACAGCAGACAGGGTGGTTGCCAGGGCATTGAAGCCCGTGCCGTGACCGTTCTCGTCCTGACCAGTCAGTGCATCCGTTACGAGAGTCCACTTGCTGCTGCGCCAGTCCAGCTTGATGGTGCCGGAGGAACCGGGTGCCACGAGGCTGCCGTCTGTGGCAATGGCTTTCCACAGGCTGCTTGCTGCGGACAGGTCTGCCGTGGCAAGCGCGGCATCGTTGTGCTGGATGATCTGGATCTCGCCGTCCATCAGGCGCAGGCCGGTAGCCCACTCCCACGCATTGCCGCTCAGGTCGGCAATGCCGGTCAGATCGTTGTTGTGGTTCCAGCTCACCGGACCAGAGCCGGTCAGGGTCAGGTTCACCTTGCCGCTGCTGTCGTAGTTGGCCGGGGTGCCCTTCTCCCAGGCGTGGGCATGGTCAGCGCCGTAGTTGTTGTTGCCGCGGGGCATAAAGCCGTTGGCGCGGCACCACAGCTGGATGGCCGCATACATGGCGTTGGTTGCCAGCGTCCAGCCCTCGCCCTTGCTGCGGCTCTGGCTCACAGCGGTGTCGAAGTTCACGTTGACCGCCGGGGTCTGCATGGGCAGGCTGCAGGGTACGCCGTTGATAAGGCTGTCGTGATACTTGCCGATGCAGAAATAGGGCTTCTCCACACCGTCCAGCTTAAAGGCCGGCAGCACCGTATCATCGCCCACACCCACATCCTTGTAGGTCAGCTTATTGATGGGCACCACCACACTGGGCAGGCCAAACTTATCCAGCAGAGCGGTGTTCTTGCCGCCAGAAATGCCCTCAATGGCGGCCTTGAAGTCAGCAAAATTAGTCATAGCGTTTCGCTCCTTTCACTTAGTCGATGGCCCACAGGGTCAGGGTGCAGCGGGAAATATCGAACTTCACGGGGATCTTCGTGGTCTGCTCCACTTCGCCCTCGCCATCCATGGCCGGCACCTTTTCCACCTTCTCGGTGTAGGCGCGGGCGGGAATGTCGATCTGTGCCGCATAGGACAGATCATCATCGTTCTTGCCAATGGAGGTAGCCAGAGCACCATCCCAGTTGCGCACAACGTCAATGTGCACCGGCTCGTCTTTCTCGTACTTTGCCAGATTCACCATGATCTCGTCATCACCCAGGAACAGCTTGGTGCCGACCACCTCATAGTCCAGCTTTGTGCCTTCGTTCTTCTCGATAACCTGAATCATAACTTAATACCCTCCGTTCATGTGGTTGTCACGGCAGACTTCGCGGGTCTTGGCGGCGATCATTTCCGCCTGCTCCCGCTGCTCTGCGCTGATGTGGCCCCGGCAGCCGAAACTTTCAGCCACCTGGGCTTCGTATGCGATGCGTTCATCGCTCTTCACGATCACATTTGCCATGGTCTTACTCCTTACTCCCCGGTGGGGGCCGTGCCATCTTCGTACTCCGGGGCGGGGATCATGCCGCCCTGGATCTCAACTTCCAGCGTCACTTCCTTGGCAACGCCGGTGTACTGCACCTTGAAGCCGTTGAGCAGCTTGTCCGTGATGACGATGTTGCCGGCCGTGCCCGCCGGGTCGCCATCAATGGCAACACCGTTCGGCATTACGGCAGAAACGACACGGGCGGCAATGATGTAATCCGTGTTGTTGCGGGGCTGCTTCAGGGCGATGGTGGTTTTGGAGTTGTTGGCCGGGTACTTCGCGGTGTTGTACAGGTAGATGACGTGCATCTCACCCGTCATAGCATCAATGTCCCGGCCATGCTCTTTCAGCACGCGGGTAGCCTCGGCCAGAATCAGGCTGTTTTCCAGGATGCCGCCCTCCATGTTGTTGAAGTTGGCGGCGCTCTGGGAAGTGCCCGTTTTCAGCACTTCGCCATCCACCCGCTCATGGGTGATGGAGCCATCAGAGTTATTCGTTTCCTTGAACCGGTTGACGAACTGGGTCACTCTGTCCACCCAGTTTTTGAAATTGTACATAGGGTGTCCTCCTTATCCCTCTGCGGTCTTGTCGGTGCTCATGAAGTTCAGCGCAACACGCAGCAGCGCGCCTTCATCGTCTGCCTCGAACGTGATCTGTTCATTTCCGACCAGCGTTTTGATGTACATGGCCTGCTTGCTGGTGTCCAGCAGCGCAACCTCCGTGACGGTGCTGCCGGTAGAATCACCGGGCGGGATCGTCATGAAGAAAGCCAGTCGGCCATCTTTCAGGGTTTCCACGCTGTCGATGGGCACAGTCTTGTAGGTGCTGCCCGCCTTGTAACGGCCCAGCGCCACGCGCACTTTGGTGTAGTCCTTGTACAGCCCCAGAGCATAACTCGTCATTGCCATAGCCTTTCACCCCCTTTCATCACTGCACAAGCGGCTCTTCGCCGCTGCGCTTGCCCTTGAACTTGGTGACAGTGACCTCAACATCCACGTCCAGCACCGGATCATCCAGCACCGCCGGGATATTGCTGGCACAGGTTTCCGTGCCCGCCATCGTTGCTTCCATGTTGTGCACCTCCGTTTCTGCTTCAACCGTCAGATCTGCATCATAGATGCCAGCTGTCGTTGTCCTGTCCGGGACAGTGCCAGCCGTTTCAACTTTGTATCCGGTGGCCTGCTGCTCTGCCTCCACCTCAAACTCACCATCGGCCAGGGCTGCCCTGGTCGTGTTCTTCGGCCAGGTGCCTGCCCGCTGGTTCTCGCTGGTATATGGAACCGCAGACTTTGCAGCGGACTGCTCGGTGTCCACCGTGAAATCTGCGTCCACGATTCCGGCGTGAGTGGTCCTGTACGGGATGGTGCCTGCCGTTTCCACCCGGAAAGCATTTGCTGCGCCCTCCGTTTCTACCAGCAGTTCGCCATCTGCAATGCCGCCGTGGGTGGTGGTCCGGGGCCATGTGCCGGCGTACATCGTTTCACTGGCGTATGGCACCCGGTAGACCAGCGAGGAAAATTCACACTCCACATCAAGCCCGGCCTGCACCTGCAAGTACAGGCTGTCCAGATGGGCAGTCATGCGCTTGTAGATATTCACGCTGCGGCGAATCTCCCGGCGCTTCACCGGGATAAGAGCGCCATCCACGGAACAGATCACGCGGAAGTGACCGGGCGTTCCACCGTAGTCGTACCACTGCTCGATCTCCGACCGGGGATAGATAGCAGAGATAGCTTTCAGCGTTGCCCAGTCCGTGCCGTAGTAGCGGCGGACTTCCAGCGCGGTTTTGATGATGTTCTGCTTGGCCTGCAGCGGGTAGTTGGCATCGTACCAGTCCACCTTGAACTGCGTGGCCAGAACGTCCAGAATTTCTTCCGGCTGGGAATCTATCAGGGTGTAGATGTGGATCCTCTCTGCAGCGTCCATCTCGTGCTGGTGCCGCTCCCGATACACCTTGTCCATGATGCGGATCCACGGTTCATCCGCAACCGCCGGGGGCAGCCCCTCAATCAGTCCGGTTCCCCACAGATCAGTCATCCTCGATACCTCCGTACACCATCTTGCAGCTGTTCATCTTTGCCACCTGCGTTTCAGTGATCTTGGTATCGACCGGACCAGTCAGCTTCGGGCGTTTGGCTCCTGCTTCACGCACCCGCATGATAAGTTCAGAGGAATCAATGTCGCGGCCGATCTTGCGTTGCCAGGTCTGGTACTCTTTTACGGCCCTTTCCACGTTCTCCTGGATGGTCACAGCGGATTTTGTGTTGCTGGATGCGATGTAGTACGTCAGGTTTATGTCGTAGGGCACCTCTTCCGGGGCGTGACAGAGAACCAGATCGCCCATTGGTTTCTTTACCGTGGTGAAATAGTCCTCCATGCCCCGGCACTCTGCTTCGGTCGGCAGCCGCCCATCATCCATCAGGAAATAGATGTGGATGGTGTAGCCTTCCTCACAGATGATCTTGGTGCCGGTCACATCGGTGCGCCAGCTTTCGGCAAAGTATTCATAGGCATCCACCGGGCCAGCGATGGAGAAGATGGACGGTGCGTAGTGGATGCGCCGGGTGAACGAATCGTCCCCCTCTTCATCCGTGCCGCCGGTGCTGGCAGAGGTGTTGCTTACAGAAGCCACATAGGGGATGGGGTCCACCAGCGTGTTGATCTCACCAATGAGGATTCCATCACTCCCGCTGCCAGCTTCATCCGCCACGACCTCAACGTCCACCGTCAGTTGCCCCGCCGGGATCTCCGTATACTTCGTGGTCTTGAAATACTGCTTTTCGCCGGTACGCACCTGCGTGCCCTCCGGGATGCTGGTTGCGCTGGCTCTGGCGGCAGACAAAGTAAAACGCACGACCGCTGTTGCTTTGCCAGCTGCCATGCGTTCTACGCCCACCATAGGGGCCAGATTATCCAGGTTCGGCCCGGTGCTTGTCGGCAGCAATTCCGCTTTCAGGCAAGCCGTGCTGAACTCTATCGTGTGGTGGGAACGGTGGGCCAGCACCAGCAGCACCATGCGGGCTTCTGCACACTGGGCCAGCGACACCGATCCGTCATACATTTCCTTGTTGTATTTCTCAAATAAGGCCCTGCAATCCGCTACTGCTTCTTCCAGGGTTTCCCCGCCATCAATATCAATGTCGGGGATGTTCTCAAATTCCGTGATTTTAGACAAGTTCGTACACCACCTTCGGGGTTACTACTCCATGCAGTGCATCGCTTTCTACCCAGTCCACACGCACTACCCGCGCCCGCGGCTCAAAGGTGGCGGTCTTGTCCGTCACCTCCGCCACATACAGGCCCTTTGCCACCGCAAGCGGCTTGTCCAGGAACACGCTCGGATCTATGCCAAGCAAACGGTCCCCTTCCAGGCTGCCCACGGGGGTGGAGTACAGCGTGCGGAGGCAGCGTGCAACGTCCTGCACTTCTTCCTGCGTTGCCCTGTCGTTGGACAGTTCAATCATCGTACTGCTTATGTCGATCATGTGTACTCCTTTATGGTCAGGCTCACCATGCACTGCGTCAGCAGACCATGTTTCAATACAACGTTCCAGGCTTCGCTTACATCGGTCACGCGGAACCGATTCTTTGAAACCGGTGCAAACCCGATTATCAGGTAATGCAGTTCTCCGCTTTCCACCATTTCCGCAAGCCGATTCTTCATCCTGCTTGGATTTACGCCAAGGCTGGAATCAAGCAAAATGTCGAACGTGTACTCCCGCAGTTTTGGGTTAAGGAACTCCGGTTTTGCTTTGCCTTTCAGCACTTCATGTTCGGCCCAGTTTGCACCGATTTTTCCCTTGAAGTTTGATGGAGTAAGCACTCGCTGATGGCCTACGGAAAAAATCACATCGCCAAAAACTCCTACATACATTCCTGCACCTCCTTACAACGGTGGCGTGGTCTGTTTGCCCAGGTTGCCGTTGTGGGTATGCGTTACCAGCGATTTACCGGACACCACAACGTCCCCGCCCGCGCCTGTGATGTTCACGGTAGCTGCGCTGGCTGTCAGGGTCGTGGCGGTCAGTTTCAGTTCGCTGGCGGCCTGCACAGTGATGCTCGCCGGGGAAGTGATCTTCACATCGCCGCCCTCGCTGATGGTCACGGTGGCGCTGCCGATTTTGACTTCCAGGCTCTTTGCTTTCAGGATCTTCTTCCCGTCCACAAAGTCCAGCAGTTCTTTTGCGTTGGCATCGAACTTCCGGTATGCCTTTCCATCCTCGTTGCAGTATTCCTTGCGGAAGATCTTCTCCTTGCCCTCGGCAGGTTTGATTTTCTTATTCCAGATCGTGCCCAGCACCACAGCGTCCTCCGGGCTATCACCCGGATGCAGCACCACCACAAGGTCATCCACTTCCGGCATCATGTACTCCCGCCGGGACAGAAACGGCACCATTTCTGTTACCGTATCGTCCCTGTCCGGGTAGGTCACTTCACACAGGCCATTTTCGTAGTCGATGGAACTCACATTACCAAGCCGCACTTCGCTGCTCATGCAAAATCCCCCTTTTCTACCTTGCTGGCCTTGACCTGTGTTTTGTAGCCGCCGGATGGCGAGTAGACGTGTTCCAGTTCATCCACAAAGTATTTTCCGGCCATTTTGCCGTAACCTATTAAGTTGATGCACTGGGCCGATGCGCCCGCCGGGTAGCCCGGAATGGTAAAGCTGATGGACGTTGCGCCATGGTTGGCGTTTTTAATCGCCGCTATCAGCTTCGCCTTTGCGTCCGCCTCACTGCTTACCTTGCCGGTAAGTTTCAGCTGGCGTTCTTCTGTGCCGACCTTGACGTTGATGTTGATTTTCTCTTTCTTGTTGGTGTAGGTGTACACACCGCCGGTGTATGTCCCGGTCAGCTTTGTGCTCCACTTGAAGCTGCCCGGTTCGATGCACAGGGCGTTCGGGTTGAATGGCTGTGCTTCTTCATATACCGCCCAAGCCGCCGTTTTCTCTTTGTATTTTTCCCGGTCGTACACCCACAACCGGTTGGAGTACACCTTGATGACAAGACCGTAATCGCTGCACAGATCTTGCAGGAAAGCACTGTCCGTGGCATCCTGTTCCTTTGCGTCAATGTCGTGGTCGTCACCCTCAAACTTCAATCCCAGCTTGTACCGGCCGGCAATGGTTTCCGCAATTTTTTTCACGCTGGTTTTCTTCCAGGTGAATGTGCGGGTCCGCTCACTGAAACTGCTGTCATTGGGTTTGGCTACGCCGCTCATGGTCAGGGTGTCCGGGGCACCAGCAAAGCTAAGATCATCCAGCACAAATGCGCCGCACTCTGCGCTGTAATCACGGTAGCCGCTGCCAATGCCACCGATCCCCCAGTTTTTCACAACGATAGCCGGATAGAGTTTTGCACCCTTTTCCGGCATCCAGGCATTTTTCCATTTATCCTCACGGGCATTTATGGTAATGCTCATGGTGTCGCTCTGGGATGCTGCCACATCGATATAACGGAAACTTTCCACATCATTCTCGATCCGGGCTGTAATATCGGTTTTCCCGTATGTCAGTTGGATCGCTGCCTCGCGGCCTTTGGGTCTCGCTGCTGTCAAAACCATCACGCACCTGCTTTCCAAGGCGGCAGGTCGCCGCTCTTTTCTTCAGGCAGTTCAGGTGTTGACAGCACCACGCCGGAATCGAACCGGGTTATGTGGATTAGTCCAAGGTTGTTCTGCATCAGCCAGTCGGCTTTCAGTTCGCTCCCATACACCTTTAAGGCAATCAGGTCCCAGGTGTCACCAGATACCGTTGTGTACGTTGTACTCGTGTTATCAAGTGCCATAGTTCTTGCGCCTCATTTCACGTTCGTACTGCTCCATGTTCTCGCAGAAGCGCTGGTAGTCATCGGCAAGGATGGAGTGCAGTTCTTCTGCTGTCATGCCGCCGTAGATAACAAAGTTCGGTGAGTAGACGTAGGTATTGCCAGAAGAACTGGTGTATGTGCGCTGGAAGCTGGTACTTCCACCGCCGCCAAAGCCGCCAGAGTTTCCGCCGGTATCGTTGTCGCTGCCACCGATGGATGGCAGTTCCACGATGTTCTGCCGGTAGTTCTGCAGGTCGGCCAGCGCAGAAAGGTCCTGTTCCGATACGCCGGAGCCGTAGACGGTCGGGAAGAAGTCCACATTGCTCAAATCGTAGTTGTCCGGGTTTGCGTCATATTCAAGCTGCGCTTTCTCTATGTCTGCGCCCCGGATGAACTGGATAACTTTCTGTGCGTTCTCGTTCGCAAGGACAGTCTGCGCACCGGAAACCACCTTGCCGATGCCGGTGTTCACGGTCTGGACAACCTTGCTCTGGTCATCCGACACAGCGGGCACCGGCATAGCTGCCACGGTTTCCAGACCGTCCACGGCATAGTTGGCAAACTCCGTAATGCGGCTAAACGCCACACCAGCGTCAGAGCCAAGTACCATGCTGGCTGCAACGGACGGGAATACAGCATCCATGCTCTGCGCGATCTGGTTGAAATACTGCTGCCGCTGTGCCTTGCGGAAGTCGATCAGGTTAGAATCTCCCTCCGTAAAGCCACCATCGGCAAACATCTTCGGTTTCCTGCCGGGCAGCCCCAGCAGATCACCCAGACCAACACCCAGCATCTTGCCAGCAGTCAGCCAGGTATCAATGTTCTTTTCACGAACACCGCGCCGGAAACTGATGACTGCTTCGGGGCCAGCCTCGCCAGCAATGGACGGTCCCTTCGTCATGCCGCCGTTGGCAAACGCCGGGACGGACACGGGCGAGAGGTTGAAGCCAAACGACTTGCCGCCAATCACCGGGACCGGGATGCCGAACAGCGTTTCCGGGATGGTGAGTTGAATCTTGTTCAGCGCACCGATGATGAAGTTGACCGCCTTCACGCCGATGGTCGCCACCTGCTTCAAGAACCCGATGATGCCCAGGATCACAGGCTCCACCACCGGCAGTACCTTGCCCACCAGATCTACCGCCACCTTGATGGCGTTGACCAGCGTAGTGCCCACCAGGCTCACTACCGTAGACAGCAGCGGCATGACCGCCGGGATGCCCTCATTGATGATAAAACCGAAAATTTCAGTCAGCACCGGCTTGATGTGGTTCACGCCCAAATCTACGATCTGGGAGAACACACCGGCGAAAGACTGAACCAGTGGCATAACTGTCTGGATTGCCGGTGTCATTGCGCCGAACGCGTCACCCAGGTTCAGCCCTCCGATGTTGAAGCCGGATAGCTTCTCCTGGATGCTCTGCAAGCCCTCCGGGGTGGAGAGTTGCCCAAACACCTGCCTTGCCGTATCGCCGATGCCCGCGATTTTGCCGGTGAATTTGTCGAACACGGCAAGGCCGCCCTCGCCAAATACTGTCCAGACAATGCCGCGCACATCTTCAAAATGATCTCCCAGCAGGGAAACCACGGCGACCATTGTGCCCAGACTTGTAATGGCCGGTCCGAACATACCAAGCAGTGACATGAAGCCACCGCCCAGTTTCGCAGCCACCGGACCAACGGTAGAACCCAGCACGTTCAGCCCTGCGCCTGCAAACTGGCCAATGTTCTTGACCGTGCCGATTGCACCGCCCGCCAGCTTCGTTGCGCCGCCGACCACCTTGTTTTTGGCATTCGCCAAAATTGCGGGGCCTTTCGTTTGGCTAAAGATGTACCCCATCTGTGCAAGAGCGTCCTGTCCGTTCATACCAACCGTGCTGGTTGCCATTCGCCAGAGTGCTCTTCCTCTGCCTGGCTGCACAATGCCCGTTTTTGCAAGGATTCCTACTCCGGCCTTCCCGATGTTTCCGAGTGCAGACTTTCCAAGCCCGCCCATCGTAGACAAGGTTGCTCCGCCAAAGGACTTCATGCCGGCAAAGATGCCGGGGAAGTTGATGCCCTGCGGGCCTGCAATGCCGGACAAGATCTGTTTTGCAACGCCTCCCGCCTTGACAAAGCCTCCGCCGATGGCCGTGTTCCCCAGCGCACTTACGGCGTTGCCGACACCCGTAACGTACTTTCCGGGGCCGGAGTTTTTCAGCAATCCAAGTACGCCGCCGCTCGTGCTGGCTTCCAGCACGTCATTCACAAAGCCGGTTTTGCCTTTCTTGGTCCCGCTGCGCAGGCCCTTGAAATTTTTCAGCGTTGCCCAGATGCCAACGCCAGCGCCATCCAACGTCTGCCCGATTTTACCCAGGCGCGTTGTTGGTTGCTGTGCTCCGATGCCGGCCATCTGAACGCCGTACTTTGCGTTCTCCGTAAACATCCCAGCGTTCGACTTTGCGAACACCGCGCCGCCCACTGTCTTTTGAATCAGGCTCGTGGGTGTCAGTGCACCCAGCAGGTTGCGGACGGTGATGCCGCCGAATGTTCCGCCGGGGGCACCGCTGGGCTTTCCGCCGATCACGATGTTGCCCACCGTGTTCATCAGCGAGGTTCCAGTGCTGTATGCCGTGGGTGCAAGGCTCATGGCTCCGAACGCTGCGGCAATGGCTGTAATGGCTCCCGCCACCTCCGGCCCATGCTCCGCAGTGTAGTCAATGCCTTTCTGGATCCACGGCAGTGCCGCCTGTGCTGCATTGCCGATACCCAACAGGGCGGAGTGCAGCATCGGGAGGATGCCGTTTACGATGTTGGACAGGTCAGGCAGATTTTCTGTAATTCCGTTCGCAATGTCGATCCACATGGAGGCCAGTTCTTTCTTTGCCGGAAGGAACTGCTTTCCCACATTGATAAGCAAACGGTCAGTTGCGTTGCTCGCCATCTGGTCTACGGCTTTGCCCGTGTCCAGTTTGACAAGCAATTCTTTCTCCATGCTGTTGGTGTACAGATCTGAATTGTTTGCCATTGCAAGCGCGTCTTGGAAAACCTGCTGGTTCTCCACGATTTTGGAAACGCCCTCAATAGCCCACTGTCCGAACAGGGTCTTGATGGTTGCAGTCTGCTGGTACTTGTCCTGCTTCGAGATTGCATCGAACACCTTTGTCAGGGTGAGCGCTGCTCCATCTTCACCGTTTGGCCCGGTAGACTGCATATCCTTTGCGATCTGCACCGGGTCAAAGCCCAGCTTGTTCCATGCGCCCACCTGCGCATCCGTTGCGCTGTTGCCCAGGGTGATGTTCGTAAACACGCGGTTCAGGCTCGTGCCTGCCTTTCCCTCGTCAACGCCCATAGCCAGCATGGTAGCCGCCAGTGCAGAAGTCGTATGCAGGTCAGCACCAGCCGTTTGGCCGACACCGCCGGAGGTGTTCACCACATTTGCGATTTCCGCTGCTGTGGTAGCCATGTGACCGCCCAGGTAGTTGATGGAATCTGCCACATCGGTTATCTGGGTGCGCGTCTTTCCGAAAGCCGTTTCCCATTTTGCCATGTAGTCAGCGGCAGACTTTGCATCAATGTCCCACGCAGCGGCCATTTTGGCGGTATCGTACAGATAGCTCTTCTCGCCGGTCTGCTGGTTGTCCAAGAAGATTTCATCATAGTTCTTACCGGACTGTCCCAGCGATGCGGCAATCTGTGCCATCTCGTCCCGCTGGATCGGAACCTGCGTTGTCATTTTGAGGATTGCGTCCTCCATGACCGCCCGTTTTTCCGGGTCAACGCTGCCATCATCATTCATGATGCCGCCAACGTACTTGACCGCATCCGCCGCCTGCGCTTGGTATTCCTCCGCCATATCGGTAGTTTTCTTGGTCATAAGGGCGGCAGACGCGGTGAGCGTTGCCATAATGCCCAAACCAGTTTTCCCGATTACACCCAGAGTGTTTGCCACCGTGTTGCCCAGTGACTTTGTTCCCGCCATGGCGTTTACCAGATCTCCGGTCAGCCCTTTGGTCTGCTTTATCGCCGTGACAAGGGACGGGTCCACCTTGCCCATGATGCGGATGCTAAGTTCTAGTGCTCCATTTCCCGCCATACGTCCGCCACCTCGTTACACAGATTCACCAGTTCCCGCCGGGGCAGGTGCAGCAAATCCGTCATGTTGGAGTGCGTGGCAATTGACAGCTGGATAGCTGCTTTCCGAAGTCCTTTTGCCCCGCCTTTTACTCGAAAAAATC